AGATCATCACGATCACTTGCCGCACCGTCACGGCCCAGCGCCTTATAGCCTTCTGATATAATAGTTTTTGCCTCCTTGGCGGAAAAGCCAAGGGATTTAAGTCCGTGCTCAACCTCTCGGATATTATCTGTATCAATACTCTTTGCACCCGTAACGCTGGCTTCGGGATTCATCGCAAATACAACGGGCGACACTTCCATCAGAGCAAGCGTTTTGAGAACTGTTACATGCTCATCATCGCGCTTTTCAAATGCTGCATCAACAGTCCAATAGCCGATGCTCAAACCCTTTGGGCCATTGCTCATCATCATATTGCGGGCCTGCTCAGCTTCGGCGATAGGCTCACGCCCAAGCGTGTTGCCTTTGACCCACAGCACGCCCTTCACTTTTAGGCCATGCTCATCTTCTGACATTTCCAGCCATTCACCAATAGGCTGCTTCACATCGTGCGACCAAAGAAGCGCAGGCATCTGACCTTTTTCCTTGTACACCTTAAGTGAATCAGCGAACGCGCCCTTTTCCACAACATCATAACCAAGGTCTATATTGCCAAATACAGAGCCGTAGCCCTCAAACTCGCCCTTGTCGTTCACGCCTTTTATCTCGCAGCGTACCGTCATGCTTTTATGCTCAGTGTTTTTATTCATCGGATTGATTCCTCATAAACCATGACGCATCGACAATTGATTGTTTCCTCTGGAGGCCCGCTTGGGTCGCTAGGGTACGCCAATACTACACGCCTTTTGCCCCCTGTAAATGCAAAGGGTTCATCCATGCCGACTATTAGCCCATCTGGGCCGCCAGCGGCAGCGCTGCGAGAGTGAGACATGCGGGTGCGGTCGTCGTCAACGCTGATCCATTCTTTGAGTAAGGTGAGGCCCGTTGCCTCTGCGCTGGTCTTGCTTGATGCCATTGCCGCCTGATGCGTTTCAGTGCGCGCTATTGTCTGAGCGCGCCATGCCCCGATGCCTCGCGTGCCGATGTGTTTTTTAATCGCATTACCGATAACAAGCGACGATTCGCCCGCATCAGTGCCGGCAATCAATATATTTTTAACCGCGTTGCCCGTTGTGGTGCCGATCAAATTAGATTGCTCAAGCGCGTGAATAGTCATCCAGTCGTTAATCATTATCTCGACTTGGTAATCAAAATCTTTGCGTTCAAAATACCCGATGCTTTTTTTAGCCGCCGCCTTTTCGATGCCGTCTGCAAAGCGCGTCATCACTGGCTCATAGGTCTTTGCCAGAAGCGCGCGCACACGGTTGCGATGATCTGCCAACACTGGGACAAGTGCTGTCTCTGCATGTTCTGGCGAGTCTGCATATGCAGCCGATGACTCACGCGCAACACGGTTCATTTCTTTCCGCATGGCCTTATTCAGCCTGCGTTCATAAATCAGCATAATCCGCGTCTGTACTGCCGCCGCTTGCTGCTTCTCTCGCTGTGTGCTGAGATTGATCACTGACGCTTAGCCATAATAGCCGCGATCTCTGGGCCGATACCTGCCGCCTCTAGGGCCTTGGCGGCCTCTTCTGGCGTAAGCTCTGCGAGGTCTAATCCAAGTGGCAAATTGCCTGCTGGTTGCCATACTTCATCAGCGCCTTCAGTTTCAAGCGCTCCAAGGCCTGCCGCAGCCCGCTTTTCGTTTATAGTCATGTAAGACAGCGCGTTTACGTCGAGCATCGTTTTAGCGCGTGATTCCTGCAATGCTGGGATGCTGTTTAGGTCAAGCTCTATACGCAGCCCAGCCTGCTTGTACATCGGTACTAGCCAGTTGTTCAGCTCGCTAATGAGCTCATCGGCAAGCGGGAGAACAGTCTCTTGCTGCAGGCTCAGGCGCGCCTGCCCAAAGTTGGCAAAGGTCTGGCTACCCTCAATGCCAAGCATCTGAGTTGGCACGCCATAGGACGCGCAAATGTCTACAGCGTTTGCCGTGCGGCCACCGAGCCAGTCCATGTCTTTAGGCCCAATGCTGAGCTGATGCCATTCCATCCCGCCCTCAACGATAAACGGGCGGCGCGCATTGCGTGGCCCGCTCATCACATCCTCGAGGTTCTTTACTAGTTTTTCATACTGCGCGTCGCCTATATTGCCCTTGCTCGTTAGCATGCCATCTGGGACAGCGCTGTTCTGCAGTAGTGCTTGGTTCCATTCGCTCGATGCGTTGTGCTGGTCGATGCTATACGCTGGCGGCTCCATCGGAGACATGCCGTATACGGCATCGAGCGGATTAAATGTTTTCCAGTGCAGAATATCGCTCTGGCCCGTCAGTTCGTCCACTTCCCACGCGTGCTTGTTTTGCCCGCATTCCCAAATGTAACCGACGGGAACAGGTGACGCATTGCTTGCCACTACTTTCATTTCGTAGGGTGTCCAAATGTATAATTCTCTAGGGGTTCCACCGCCATCGCGTACAGCCTCAAGGTATGCGTTGCCTGCAATGCGGTTGTGGGAGGTCAGCGCCTCCATGAATGCAGTGCCGCCCGTTAGCGGGTTTGGCCTACTCAATAGCTCAAGGATCGGATGGGCTTCTATTTCGTCGTCGCCGATAAATGCTTTTATTTTTATCACGGCCAGATTGCGCGCCACGATCTGCACACAGCGGAAGGCTATCACGTTGCGCGTATAGCCTTCATCGGCAAACACTCGAGCATCTCGGCTCATCCAGCTTGCTTGGCCCAACTGCAAAAGCTTGCCAGCCGTGGCCCGTGTTGCCGCTACCTTGCTGCCCATCCAACTAAATAAGCCCATGCCTGCCCCTTTGTTGTTCCTACATTACCCTGTAAGCCGTGCTTGACAATGGGGCTCTATCTTATCCGTAGCTCTGGCTCTCGCTCAAGTGCTAAATCTGTGGCTGCATGCACTAATGCATCCATCCTATCAGGGCTTTTTTTCGTATTCACTGTATCGAAGCTGGTCATCTGATCCTCAAGAGCGGCATACACGCCCACATGATGAACACGCCCTTGCTCGTACAGGCCTGCGATAGGCTCGGCACGGGTATACTTTCCACGGCTGGCCCATACTGGCTTAACGCGCACATTCCTGTCTATGTTTAGAATCGCATCCTCCACCAAGTCGCCGCCGTTATTCTTTTCTGGCACAATGGCATCAGCACCAAATTCATGGTAGAGCGCCACCGCTTTTGCTGCCCACTCGGTCGTTTTCATGTTCCCGCTGGCATCCCGTAACACATAAAGATGCTCGCTGGCCGTTACGCCCATAACGACAAGGCCTGTTTCGTCGCTGTCCTCGTTTGATGTGACGGCAGGGTCAATGCCTACAACGATGCGCGCAAAGTCTGGCACCTTCTGAACGCGGTGCATATCAATAAGCGCATGCGTCCATAGTGCGTTAGGATTATCGTCTAGAATTTCCGCATGTAGCTCTTGCCTGCCAAGACGGGTTCCTTCGTATTTCTTTACGATGTTATCTATAAACGCGTCTGCTAGATTGTCTTCATTTTCGTATGTGCTGCCCGTACTCAATACCGTATTAGCATCATCAGCAAGCTCTTTGACTTCTGGTGTTGGCCTTGGGGTAGTCGTTATAATTGCCCTTGGATCATCGCCTAGTCGTAGTCCGAACATGGCTTGATCCCATGCATCTGGGTATTGCCATGCCGCCAATTCGTCCGCCCAAAGCCGCCCGTGCTGAGGTCCGCGCAACTGGTCGGGCTTTTCCGCGCTGTAGGTATATGCCTTAGCTCCATTCGGCCAAATAAGACAGCGCTTGCTTGGGTTGTATATTGGACGCTCATCGTCTGGTGATAGAGCAAGGATTCCCGAATTGCCCCCCACCATCACATCACGCACATCAGCAGCAGTGCGACCGACAAGCGCAATTATCGCATTTGGATCTTTGGCCCACTGCCGAACAGTCTGAGCACCGACCCATGTCTTGCCCCAGCCACGACCGCAGCAGCAGAGCCAGAAGCGCCAGTCTCCATCTGGGTATCGCTGGCTTGGTCGTGCCCAGAAGTCATAATCAAACGCCAGTTGTTTGGGGTCAAGCCCATTTAATATTTTTCGCTTATGCCGCAGCGGCAATAAGGCCACTTGCTGCGCGATGCTAAGCGTTGGGTCATCGGAGAACCAGCCCTCTACATCGAGACTCATTTATCCTTAGCCGATGCTTTCTTCTTCTTGAGCGATGCCCCAAGCTTGTCGAGACGCGCCATGATCGTCTCGCTTGCTTCCTTATCGCCCTTCACCGTGATCTCCAAGCCGTCATTTTCGCGCCAGCCTGCCCGCGTCTTAAGCCAGAACTGCGTCATAGTCGGATGCTTGCCGCTGGTCGCCATCTGGTACGCTGTTTGTGCTACATTGTTATTTACCTTATCTATCCCGAGCTTATACGCAGCGGCGGACTTTTTGTTGTTTTTCAGCGTGCCCGCAGCAACATCACAAATGCGCCCAATAGCGTCCCATTTAAGGCCCATAGCCGCGAGCTTTTCGACCTGCTTCA